TCGCTGCGCCTGGCGCCGACTGCGCTGACACCGATACCGATGCCGAGCCGGATTCGGAGACGCAGTCGGCGCTGGTATTGCCCACGGGGCTCGTCGATAGCATCCGGCAGGCGGCGTTGGCGTCGTTGACCGCGATAGACCAATGCCGGGAAGCATTCGAAAACGGCGACGACGGCAAAGCCTTCAAATGCATGAAACACGCTGCTGCACACATGCGCAGGGTAGTTGACGGGTTGAAAACCGTTAACAATATCGTGAACGGCGGTGAAGAGTGATGCCTGCGACCGTTACCCTTGCGGGGCCAGTAGCCCGCCGAGTGTATGCAGGACGTTTGGTGTCTGTCTGCTTTGATGCGGGCAATCCTGCTGCTATCGCCCTGGGCGACCTAGCTGCCTGCGTACCGGGGTTCGGGGTGCTGCCCGAAATGCGCCTATATGGGCTGCCAGTGATTCACCGTTGCGTGTTTGTGCCCATCGCTACCGCATGGGAGTGGGTGGGCATGTACAAGCGCCACCGGCAGGAAACACCACGGCAGGAGCTAACCCGGATCCTCCAGTGGGCAGAGCAGCAGGAGGCACCAGCATGAGCCGCGCATGGTGCCGCTGGTGCGGCGCAGAAATCCGCTGGGCAAAAACCACCAACGACAAAAACATCCCACTCGACCCCTGCCCGACCCTAGACGGCCGCTGGCGTATCAGTCTGGGCCGCGCCCACTACGTGCACGGCGTCGCCAGGGAACAAGCCCAGATCGCGGGAGAACGACTGTACGTGGCACACATGGAAACCTGCACACGTAAAACCCACCAACCCAGCCTAAGAAGGAGTGCTTGATGAACACCACTGACATTCGGCGAACGTCGCTTGCCGCGTCCGACGACACTATCGGTGCCCTACACATCCGCGAAACGTGGGCGATCGTTGACTGGCCCCGCAATCCCGTTACCGGGGAACGTGAACCCTATGCGGTCGTCTACTCCGCCGACGGCCGGCGAGTTACCGAAGTGCCCATCCCCGCCGCTGCATACAGCATCGCCCACGCCGCGCCGGGGCAAGTGCTTGCCGCCGCCTACGGTGTTTTGGAAGACAATCCCCATCTTATTGATACCCTCCGCACTCTTCAGGAGTCCTAAAATGCTGACCTATCTCGAAGAAGACGCTGCGCTCATCTGCCGGTGCCTGCCGAAAAACATTGCCAGGCCGGACGACGAGCAGTTCCCTCTGTTCCTTATTTATGCGGTGCTTATGCGCGCTAAGGGCACTGCTGCCACGCTATCGGATGTCCATGACGCTTGGGCGGCTTGGCGGGTTGATAGTGCGCCTCTGCACAAGAGCCTGGTGCCGTTCGGTGAGTTGGATGCCGCCACCCAGGCGCTGGACCAGCCATACTTGGATGCTATCCATGCCGCCGCCAGGATCCGGGAGGCCGAGACTCATGCCTGATTACGCGCAGATGCCAGTCAAGACTAAGGCTGTTGTGTTCACCCGGGAGCTGCATAATGCGATCCGCGCAGTGGTCAAAGTGGCCAGTCGGAAGTTTGAGGATTTCGATGTCGTCAAGCTAGTGTTTCGGGGTGAGCGGCTGCTGGTGTGTGCCGCTAATCCGCGGCATATGGTTCAGGCGGTGGTGCCCACTTATTTCGCCGTTGTCGCTGCCGAACATGCCGAGGTGGAAATCACGGCGGCATCAGCCAGACTGCTGCTGAAGCTTAAGCCGGATTTCAAGAAAGCACCCGAGGCACAGTGCGCGCTGTTTGTCTCAGAGAATGAGCTCACCCTGCAGGATTTGTCCGGCACTTGCGGTGACCTTACCGACGTCACTGCGGCACGGCTGGCCCCAACATTGCCCACTGATGTTGTTGCTGTCATGGACCGGGTGCGCGATGAAGCCAGACAAGGCGTTGATGCTGCCTCGCCAGTGGTTCTTACCGCCGCCCAAATGGACGCCATCAGCGCCGCTATCCAGTACGCCCAGGTGCCGTTCTGCGCACCCATTGGTCTGCCCCCAGGTGTCTACTTAGCGCGCTGCTACGTGCCGTTGGGCGGCATGGTGGAATCTTATTCCACGGTAACGGACATCCGCAGGCCCCATGCCGCCGACGGTGGCCCGGCGCGGGATGCTCATGGGTTCGAGTATGTTGCCACGTTGCCGGTGGCGCCGCGGCAGATTACTGCCCGGCCAAACCTTAGCGGTGGGGCGGTCTAGCTATGATTCTTGGTATCTGCCAGCAGCCCCGGCATCAGGCGACAGCTACACGGCCGAGCCTGTGGGATCCTACTTTCCCCGGTGAGCCGGTTAAAAACGCGCTGGTTAGGCAGCAGCAGGCTAGGCTGCTGTGCGCTACGTGTCCGTTGTTGGGGGCGTGTGAGCGCATGCTCTCCGACACGGAGCGCCGCGGTGTGCTCGTGGGTGGGGTGGTTGCTGGCAGGTATTCGGATATCCCCCAGCAGCATGGTAAGGAAGGGGATCTGTATCAGGAGCGGTGCCGCGCTTGTGGGAAGCAAATGCTGCCGCAGGCGGAGCCGCCGATCCAGGCCAGGGGTCGCCGCAGTAAAAAATATCCGCTCCGGCACGTGGGGGAGGGGCTGTGTGATAAGTGTCATCCCGTGTGCTCCAGGTGGGCGCATGCTCGGGGTGGGGCGGCATGACAAACCATATTTTCATTTGCATTGTGCGCGTTTATTTGTTAGAGAGGGGAGAGGCACATGTGGTTTAGGGGAGGCGACACGCTTACCACTCACCCGCTGATGATACGACTCCTTGAGGTGTGCGACGGGGACCATCTGCTGAAGAACGAGGCAAAGGGCGTTCTCGTCGATCTGGTGAGCATCTCGGCGGCTCACGCTACCGATTACCTGGTGGGGTATGGTGCCGTGTCGCAAGTGGCGCCGGGGCGGGAAAAAATCGTCATCGAGAACCTTTGTGCCGCGGGCTTACTCTTCCGGGAAGAAGGCCCCGACGGCCGGCCAATGCTGCGTATTGTTGACGACCCCACGCTTTTCCATATCCGGCTGAAGGAGGAGATGGAGCTTGACCGGCGGCGGGCGAAAGATAAACGAAACCCTGAGCTGCTCATTACCGTTCGTGTCCGGGACGGCGATCAATGCCGCTGGTGTGGGAAAACCGTGGATTGGCGTGACCGTCGCTCCGCCAGGAGCGCCACCTATGACTCTCTCAACGGGCATAAGGAATCCACCCCTGAAACCCTTGTCGTCGCCTGCCAAGCATGCAACAGCAAGCGCGGTGCCGGAGAAGTCCTGGAGCTTCGGGACCCGCCAACACCAGCCGAGGTCTACTACACTGCGGCCAGCATCGAGTTCATTAACAACAACCAGTATGCGCAAGACAGTGGCATTCATGTGGTCTCGCGGAAGGAACGCCAAGCCCAGCGCGTCACTCAGGAAATCCGCACCCCGGAGCGCCAGGCGTCCGTTAAACACGAGAGCAAGGAGCCCCAGGCTACCAGTGTCCCGGCGCCAACCACGCCGCCACCAGCAGTCGCCGTTGATGGGTTCAGCGACCCCCTCGACGACGCCCCAGACTGGGTGCTCGACGGGCACATAGAAACGCCCCCTGCCAAGCCTGCCGACTCGGCAGCTGCCCAGGCGGAAGATGCGTCACCACACCAAGAACAAGAACCCGCACAGCAGTCAGAACACGACACAAAGCCCGCACAACACCCAGAAGCCGCGCCGGGGAGCGTACAGGACGATCATCATGGAACACGACCAATAACCGCGCAACGAACCACAGCCGGTCTTGAACATGAGTGCAGGCATCGGCGCCGTCGCCGTAACCGCCGCCGCGGAGGCCGACAGCGGGAATAACCACGGGCGTTCCCGAACTTATACCCCTCTAGCCGCTACGAGCTTGCCGTGGCGGCGATTAGCCATGCCTGAAAACTTTTACTCTTGAATCGCCTACCGCACCACTAAAACCCGTGATGAACAGCGAAAACGGGGCCTTGAGTACCTTCATGCGGGTGGAGGAGCCGCTGGCGCAGGTGGCAGATAGAGTTGCCCTGGCGGCTATTACTCCTTGCGCATGCGCCTCGTTATCCTGCTTTCGCTATCCCCAGGTGCCGCCTGAGGATTTTCTTTGCCTATGTTCATAACGATTTGCGCATATCTAGATCGGATCTAGATCATGCCTAGGACGGCGGGGTGTTGTTTCTGGTCTCGTCGGGTCGGGGCGGGACGGGGAGGCCGCCGTTAGGCGGCAGCCCAGGTAAGATACTTCTTTAAGAGAGAAGGGAAACCTGGTGGACAATTACCTTTTACATGAGTTAGGGAAAGCTCTTTACGCGCTGGAGACTGAGGGGGGAGCACTGTCTGATCTCCTTACCTTCCAGGGGGGGGGGGGTGGTGTTCCGCGGGGCGGCGGGTCGGCTTGTGCGTCGGGGCCGCCGGTGAATCTTTCCATGCTGGACCTGAAGATGCGTACGGAAAATCTCCTGGCTTTTTGGGCGGGGCAGATCGCTGTGGCATCCGGGTGTGGCGTTCCTCAGGAGCGTGATGTTCCTGTGTTGGCTGGGTGGCTGCAGCAGCGCCTGTGGGTGTTTGATGAGGCGCCGTGGGGCGCTATGGCGGCGGAGGAGATTGTGGCGCAGGCGCGCCTGGTGTCTGAGGTGGTGTCTGCCCCTGGCGCTGATGAGGGTGAGGAGGTGCCGCCGGAGTGGGCGTCGTGCCGTGTGGTGGCGTCGTGGCTGGCGCGGCGCGGGTATCAGGTGAGCCATATGCGGATATGGCGGTGGGCTCAGGCTGGGCTGGTGCGGACAGCAGTAGGTGATGACGGGGTGTTGTTGGTATGCTATGCCGATGCCGAGCTCGCCTGTGCCGACACCGCCCCTGGTGTTGCAGCGTTACACCCCATGGTGTAAGCTGACGCTCGTAACCCCTGGGCCCAAGGCTCAAGGGGTTTCGTCGTATCTGCAGTAGCGCCCTGCCATGTGGGGATGCCCCGTTTTGTTATTGGGGCTGGGGTTTGGCTTTCCGCGACTTGTCGGGAGCTTCTTTTCCTTTTTCTTCACTGCCCGACACTAAACCCATTGTTGCTGCGGATACGACACCCATATATTTAAACCCCTCCGAGGATTAGAGGAGGTGATGACCATGGCGCGCGCAGGAAGTATTTGCTGTGAACCTGGGTGCCCGAAGTCCGCCAGCTACCGGGGCAGGTGTCGCAGCCATGCCCAAGAGCACGAGCGGCACCAGCGTGCTACCGTGGCCACCAAACGTGATGAGCCTAGCAGCCGGGAGGCTCGGCGCCGGGCGGTT